CCTTCGGAGGGCAGTCGGTACATTTCTCCCCAATACGCCGGCTCCAAATTACCTGAGAGCTTAGTAGCCAGCTCTTATCCAGCTGTTCCATCACCACAAAAGCAACTTCTCACCGCGCTTAGCAGCAGCGCGGGCAACAACCACAAAACGCCCACAAAAATCCCTGGGCACATTCGCCCATCCGACTCAACTACCGCCCCAAATTAATATTTCATTATTTATTATTTCCCTTATCCATTTGCGACGAAGAGCTTCTATCTTCTCGATGATTTTTATTATTCAAAAATACATCGGTTCCCTCCAGCTTTAAACTCGACCTCTTTGACTCTGACCAACTGGCAAGAAGGCGTTGAGCTTGTGCAATTTGTTGCGCGAGACTACTTGGCTTCTTCATCGCAATCCTCCAACCTTCGTTAATACAGCTATTTTAACTGAACCCTCAACTTTTTAGCAAGCGCCGGAAGTTCATCAGCCACTATTTTTAGCTCTATTTCTACGTACGAATTCTTAAACCTCATAAACCTTGGTCTATTATATTGCGCGCGCCAATCCACAACCTTTCCATTTGCCGTCTTCCTAGCCTCCCTGACATCAAATATATCTTGATATTGCCTCGGCGAAATTCCGACAAAAGGCTCAAAATTAACATGACTTCCAGACGGGTAAACGGAATCAACATTAATTGAATCCCGATGCAGTTGCTTTGCCTTGCTTTTTGGGTATGGCTCTATGTATACAACTCTTTTGATTCCGCTTGCCACTATATGTCTGGCGCACATATGACAAGGGAAAGTTGTACTAAATAGAGTTGCCCCCTGAACCGATATTCCCAATCGCGCCGCCGACATCAACGCGGCCATTTCAGCGTGAACGCTTCGCCCAAACTCAAGCAACCCCATTACCCTAGTGCCCTTCAATACATCTTTACTCTTACCAGACACCAAATCAATGACCAGCTTACGTAAGTCAGATTTCTTCACCGCATTCGATAGCAATTTATTTTTGCTAAGTCGCTCGACGATCTCTCCTATCATTTGAACTCTCTCTTCGGCAGTTGCATCCATGCCCCTTTGAAAATCGCGCGCATCCCCAGCATCATCTGGCCAATATAGATCACCACCAAATTTGGGGACATCATTACAACCCACGGCAATTAGATCGCCTCCGGATCTTAAAATTGCAGCACCAACCTGTCGATTTAAATCAGAAGACCGCAAAGCCGCTGATCGAGCATAATACATTCCATGTTCATCACGGGAGGGAGTGAGAAAAATATTTCCAAAAATCAGCTGAATAAATCGAGATATTTGCGACTCTCGCGTTTTTATGTTTGTGCCATCAACAAATAAATCAGCAAGCGGAAAGGCATCTTTTACGTCCTGCCCCAAATCAGTATTTTCTTCCAGCTCATCCCGCTCAACAATATGCTCCGCCTTCGACCGAGCATCATTTTTCCGACCAAAATCAGACTTGGTTATTCTTTCAGCAAGCGCATCCACCCGAACTTCTCTGGGCGAATACACGGAAATAAGAAAAAATCCACCCCCGTAAATATTGCGAAGCGTTTGCACTTCATGTGGGTGCTTTAACGATCTCAAAATATAAGCGTGCTTTTCCTCTTTCCCGCCAAACTCTTCATCGCGGATTCTCTTTATTTCCGCAATACCAAGCAACGCTACAGCATCCCCTCTCCCACTTTTACTTCTTAAGCGAGTCCCCTCGTTCATTAGATTTTCAATTCGCTTATCCTCGGGAGTTTTACTATAGTCAGACGAAAAAAATTCTTCGATTCTCTTACTAAGCTGTATCAACGCTGTTTGATAGTTGACGCTCTTCAACTCCCTGATCAAGGCGGCAATTATTGGTTCCAGATCAACCCCAACAGGACCAACAAGGCCAAAGACGAGCTCGGGATAAGGGTGTGGGGCAAGAACAGAGGTATCGCCCGATGCCTCGGAGGGAATTTGTAGCTCAACGGCTCTGCGCGCGGCCCGTGGATTGTGCTTCGCAACACTGCCGCCCCTCTTTTTCGGCATTTGTCACCCCAAGCAATTCAGACCAAAACCCGGAAACCTTACTGCTGCGACGAGATCTTCATGTATCACATGAAGTATTCCTGGAGTCGCCCAGGTCGTCAAACGCAATAACCCTTGCTGACGATTTTGCGTGACAAGCGTTGCTCTGCCCCGACGCTTCGCCGCCATCCGAGTAGAAGATCGCATGCCTCAGTATTTTGTCTGATTATTGGCTTGGATCCCGTCTCTTGCAGAGCCGCTTCGTTGAACCCCTTTCTTGCGCCTAAGCAAACGAGATCACGAGCCTCTTGCCACATGCTGCAGCATACTTGCGCAGCGTTGCGAACGATGGTGAGTGCTTTTCGCTCGTCAGCGATGCCTCAAGCCGCGAAACCGCGGATGCTGTCGTTCCCATGCGCTCGGCCACCTGAGCCTGCGTCAACCCTGACTCTTGCCGAGCAGCCAAAACGGCGCGCAGTGCACTGTACTCGTCTTCCAGTGCGTCGTACTCAGCCTTGACACTGCGTCTTGCCAGCAGACGCTCTGTATCGTCCGCCGTATGCGGAACCGGGTTGAATCCCTCTTCGCGAACGCGCTTGACCACCATCTTAGCCATTTTTCACCTCACTCAACCGTGCCCGAGCAGTCCGCAGTTCGTTCCGCGGCGTCTCCTGCGTCTTCTTTACAAACGAGTGCAAGACAATGACACGTTTCCCGACGTGCGTGCAGTAGAACACGCGTCCGAGGCCTTCCCTGCCCTTAGGGCGCAACTCAAACAGCCCGTCCCCCATTGCGCGAGAGTGCGGCATTCGCAGATCCGCACCAAACTCCTGCATCAGATCCAGGAGCCGCAAATAGTCCGCCAGAATCCCGGCCGGTAGCTCGAAGACCTCACGCTTGACGCGCTCGTTGTAGTAGATAACTGTCCAATTCTGCATCATGTTAGCAAATTTGCTATGCTCTTGCAATTTACCCCACCGCCTTATAGCGGCAAGAGCTTCTGCACCGCCACGCGCCCGTGATCGGGCGACAAGTGCGCGTAGCGCTCCGTCACCGTTATGGAAGAGTGCCCCAACAGATCCTTGACGACGTACAACGACACACCCTCCATGACGAGCCACGAGGCGAACGTATGTCGCAGATCATGGATGCGGAAATCCTCGATGCCGGCGCGAGCACATGCCGCGACGAACCCTTTTTGTAGGTTGCCGACTCGTCGCCCCGAGCTGGAAGCAAACACCCAGTCCGAGCCAGCGCAATGTCGCGCCACCCAATCACGCTGGTCCCTCAGAGCCGACAATGCGCCGCTGTTGAGCGGGACCAACCGACGCTTGCCGTTCTTCGTGTGCTCGCACTCGAGTCGAAAATGTGAACGCTCGAAATCGACCCGGTGCCACTCGAGCGCGAGCAGCTCGTTTTTCCTACACCCCGTGCTCAAGGCGAGTCGCACGAAGTTTCGAAGATGCGGCTGTCGTGCGGCCGCCCCGGCCGCGAGAATCAACGCCGTCGCCTCGCTTCGTGATATCCAGCGAACTCGCGATTCGCCACCATCAAGACCGAGGCTCTGCACTGGGTTTGCCAGTTCCGGGTAGTCGTGCTCGGTCCGCACAAAATTGATAGCCGCGGACAACAGCCTGAGCTCACGCTTCACCGTTGACTCACAGACGCCATCCGCGAGCCGAGCGGACACGTACCGTCGAACGTCGCCTCGCTTCAATTCCCGCAAATCGCGGCCGCTGAAATGCGGTTGTAGTCGCTGCAAGGAGTATTGATCCCGCTCCTTGCTACGGTGCTTCTTTTCCGACATGTAGATTCCGATTACTTCCTCAAAGACCATTCCAAACGCCTCTGCGTCATTGATCCAGCGGATATCGGTTGAACCGTTCAGCTCTTTAGTACGATGTCCGAATCAGCCTAGATTTGATGTCTTTCACGCCTAGTTTTCGCGCGTCGATAACCAAAACACTCCCAACTCCTGCCGCCAGAACGCCTGACAGCGATCCAACGTCGCACCGGCGCTCAACGCGGCTTCGAACGCAGTTTTCAACGCCTCCGCAGGGTCGTTCGAGAGAATGTGACTGATCGGCATAACCTCCGGAACGACAATGCCGCGGCTCGTCCAGTAGCGCTTTTCGTTGAGCGCGTGCTCGGCGAAATCCTTCGTGATGTACTTCGCGAGATACGACGCGAGCTTGTGCCGCAAGCCCTTTTCCTTGAACGGGTTGCGCACGTTGATCTGTCCGTTTCCGATGCCGACGATGCTTTGCCAGATCGAGCGCAGAACGCGATAGTTCTGCCGGCCCTTCACCGCCACATGCAAATGCCACGCGCCGCGCTTCTGCCGCTCCGCGACGGCGACATACTGGAAGCTTCCCAGCGCGCCGAGACGCCGCCGCAGCTTGTCGAAATCGCGCTTAAGCCGCGCCTTGTCGAGCATGTTCTCCCGATACGTCAACGTGATCATTCGATCCGCTCCAATCGCCTTGCAACGCAACCGCACCTGCTGCTTAGCACGCTTCGCCGCGTCCATCAGGTTCGCTTCGCTGTTCTCCGACTCGCCACGCTTTGCCTTTGGCACGGCCCACATCGATTGAGCGCCCATGTACCGATCGAAACGTGTCGCCGTCACCTCGACCTGCCCGTCGCCGAAGTTCCGACCACGGACAACCCACTCCCTACGAAACGGCGAGTAATCGCCTATACTTGCGTCGTGCATTGCAACTCGTCCTTGTAGTGCACTGCTTCACAAAGCCCCGATCGTTCCCGCGACCGGGGCTTTCCTTTTTCTGAACCGTCTTTCTGTCCTTGCTCGATGCGCTTGTCAGCGTGTCGTATCCGTTAAGTGTCCCTGATACAAGTTTAGGGGCCGCGCTGCGCGCGGCCCGCCCGGCGCGCTCTGCTGCGCTGGGCGAGCCGCACGCAGCTAACCCCCGCTCCCTCGCTTCCGAACCGCCCTCGCCTCCGCTCCACGCCCCGGCAACGCGCGCGCCGCGGCGAGCTTGCAAAGAGATGGGCGAACCCACCGCACTGCCTCCGTTCACCGACCTCGCGAGCACCCGCTACTCGGTCCGGCGGGCCGCGCTGAGCCGCGCGACAACGGCCCGAACTCCGCAGCGACGCCGCCGCTCTACCTCGCTTCGATCACGGCCGGACACTCCCGACGCTGGACGCCGCCGCCATACCACGCTGACTTACAATCTCGATCACTAAAACAACCGAGGGACCAAACGATGAGCATCCACGATCGCGACTGGTATCGCGAGGAATACAAGAAGAAGGAGCACCTGTTGGAGCAGGGCTATACGCCCCCGAGCACGGCTGCCGCGAGCGCATCGCCAGTCCCACCTCGCCCCAACGCTCCTATCACCACACACACGCTTACGTGGGTCAAAATCGCGGCGATAGCGCTGGGGGCCGGGGTAATCTCATACCTCGTCGTCTCGGTCATCCTCGACTACCTCTGAGCGCCGAGCCTGATCAAATCCGCTGCACCTGCAACACCAACAAAACCTCCGTGCGTTGCTTCGAGCTGGATCGACCATCGAGAAAGCTCGGCAGCCACGCATAGCCGCTGCGCGCCGTCGCATTGCGGTCCTGAATCAAGCCGCCCAACACGACGACCTCGCCGTCCTTCAATCGCGTCACGGTCTGTAGCTGTCGCGTGTTCTTCGTCGGCGACGTGTCGACGCCGGTTTTCGTCGCGACGAAATCGGAGATCTCCTCACGCACCTTGAGCTCGATTACCTCGCGCATGACGGTCGGCTCAACGTCGAAGATCAAGCCCGCGTCCTGATAGGTGATCGACTGAACCGGCGTGCCGGTCGAGCCTTGGTAGCTCACGCTCGATTGCGTCGGCACCTGTTGCCCAACGTTCAGGCGCACGCGCTCGCCGGACACGATCCGCACGTGTGGCGCGCTGACGACCTTGAATCGCGAATCGGCATTCAACGCCGATATCGCCGCGTCGACACCCGGGCCCGTGAAGCGAACGGCGCTCGCATCCGACGACGTATCACCGCTCGACACGCGAAGCTGGCCGCTCAACAGCCGAACCGCGATGCTCCACGCCGTGTTGGTCGAATCGGTGTTCGCCACTTCGTACACCCAACCGCGAACGACCACCTCGCTCGGCACCGTGTCGAGTTCCGGCACGACCTTGCGCAACAGCGCGACTTCATCATGCGAGCCCACGATCACGAGATCGTCGCCGCGCGCCTGCACGCTCGTTTCAACGGGCATCGCGGGCACGTCGCCAGCTGGCGCCGCGGTTTCGCCGGGCACCTGTACCGCGCCGACTGGTTGCGACGGCACGCTGACGGGCGACATCAAAGGCATCGCGCGCGCGCCGATCATCGGCTCGATGAGCGCGCGCAGATAGTCGACGCGGCGATAGCGCGGCTTGTAGACGAACACGTCCTGATCAACCTTTTCGCGCGCCGCGCCGGGCTTCTTCGTCACGTAGTCAACGCCGTTCTTCGTCACGACCTGAAAGCCGAGCGATTCGAGGAAGTCGCCCATGACCGTGCGCACGTCGCGATTCCGATCGTCCAGACGGAACGACACGAGCCGCCCGTCGCTCAGCACATCCGGGCCGAGCACGTAAGGCGTATGCATCGCCTCCTGATAGATCAGGTCGACAATCTGCGCCACCGTCACGAACCGCAGATCAAACGACGTGCCGGCGACGTGCTTCAACGGTGTCAACGTCGGTGCGGCGGCCGTCAGGCTGGCATCCGCCGGCAGCATCGGCAACGGAGGCACCACGCCAAAGGCCGCCACCGAATACGCCATCGCCGTCACAATCAGCACTCCGTATCGCTTCATTGCATGCCCCCGCCTTGTTCTGTTTTACCGGCGTGTGCGCCGGTCCAAGCGCCAACGGTCTTTCCGTCGACATCCCCCGTCAGCAGCATTCCTTCGCCGCTGAATCCCGCCAATGACATTGGGCGCATCCGGCCATCCGCCGCAACGAGCACCACATAACCCACGCCTTCCGTTACGTAGCGCCCGGCAATGCGCCAATCGGACGAGAGGGGCGCGGCCGGCGCGCGCTCAGCCTTCGCGGGTTGCGGCGACTGCGTGGGAGCGCCGGTTCTTTCGTGCTCGGCTTCCGACATGCCGGGTGTCACCCCGAAGCCGTCGCGCGCGCTGTAGAAGAACTTCACCGAGCAGTACAGCAACACGCCCAACGCGATCGGCACGACGAACAACGCCTTGGGCACGACCGCCTGTTTCTTCGTGTGGACTTCGGCGCTCGTGTAGAGCTTGAACACCTCGCGCGGATACGCCCATTGCCGTTTCACCGCGTCTTTCAGGCTGCTTGGATTGTGGCAATGGTCCCACTCGTAGAGCATCGCGCGCTTGAGCCCAAACAGGTTGCGCACGTGGATATGTCGCCCGACCAGATCGCGCACCGTCTTGCTGATCCGCTGCGGATGCTGCGTGATGAGGATGAAGTCGACGCCCTTGTGACGATGCACGTGCAGTTGCTCCACGTCCGGCGTCGGCTTTTGGCTTACCGTCGTCGGCGGATAGATGCGTTGTGCCTCATCGACCACGATCAGATCGTGCGCTTCGGCCTTTTCGTGCCATTGGCGTAACCAAGGCTCGTCAATCTCGACGTGCTCGATTGCCAGATCGCGAATGCCGTCGACCAGCACGCGACGCCCCTTCGCGATCTTCGTCAACAACCAGACCGCATGCAGCGTCTTCCCGCTCCCCGGAACCCCTGTGATCAACGTGATCATTTGCCGAACACCATTTTCGTTGTGGAAGTGAGCATGTAGAACGACACGCGCGCCGAGAGCCCGCCGAGCACATACGCGATGCCGTCGCCCACGCCACCGAGCGCGAGCACGTTCGCGATATCGGTGCTCAACCCGCCGACGCTCGCCGTCATCCACTGCACGACCTGAGCGAACGCCAGATCGATTCCCGTCACCGTCACGAAGCCGATGCCGAGTGCGACCAGTACGCGCGTGACGATCGGCCCGACCAGCGACACCAGTAGGCTTGCCCAGCTCATGCCGCCAGCCCCGTCACGAAGATGACGCCAGCGAGCAGCGCGCCCAGCAGCAGCACCAACGGGCGCAGCTTCAAGGCGAACTCGCACAGCGGCTCATAGCTGAACGAAAGCTCGCTGCCGAACACCACCACCCGCTTCGGCTCCGGGCAAACGCCCTTGGTCAAACCGATTGAAAGAGGCGACAACGAAATGCGCTTCGCATCGCTGTTCACCGCCACATCCGATGCGCTGCCGAGCGGCGCGCACGCCGACGCCTCGGGATGCAGCGCGCATATGTCGTCACGCGACGGCCGGCCGGTTCCCGGATTGGTGCCCGGCGCTGGCGTTGGTACGGGAACGGGTTGCGGCAGCGGCTGCGGAATTGGCTGCGGTATGGGTTCAGGAACCGGACTCGGCACCGGCTCGGGGACCGGCACAGGCACCGGGCCGGGCACGGGTTCGGGCACGGGAACCGGCACAGGCTGCGGAACCGGACTTGGCGCAGGCTCGGGCACCGGATGCGGTACAGGCTGCGGCAACGGAACCGGCACGGGCTGCGGCACTGGTTGAGGCACGGGGCGCGGCACCGGCATGGGCTGAGGTTGCGGCTGCGGCTCGGGCACCGGTCGCGGTTGCGGCGGCGCCCCCGGCACTGGAGCGGGCGCGGGGCGCGGCTCGGATTCCGCTTCGGATGCCGGGCGCGGCGCGGGCGTCGGCGCAGGCTTCGGCACCGGAACCGGGATTGGTTGCGGCGGCACGAACGGAGTAATCAGCACGTCTTTGCCCTTGCGCGCCGGGGACGTGAACAGATCGCCGACGGTCGGCACCTGACCCGGATTCTCTTTCGCCCACTCGGCAATGTCGGGTTCGCTGACAGGCTGATACGGCAGGCCTTCATAGTCTGGCTGCGATGCCGCGTTCTTCCACGTCTCGTTGACGAGGCTGGTAATGGTCGAGGTGGGCAACGGAGCCGCCGCGACCTTCGACGGAATGCGCGGCCACAGCTTCGCCAGGTCGTCGGCCACGAGCGGCACGACTTCACGCTTGTACTGAAACAGCGTGTCCTTCCCGCTCGTCACGACGTTGCGATAGGTGACGCGCCCGCCGCTGCTCTTGATGGCAACCGTTCGTGATTCCGTGTAATGCAACGCGATCGGGTTGCCCGGTATGTTTCGCTCGGGCGCGAAATACAACACGTGCGAGTGAACGTTCGTATCGTTCTCGTTGATACACCCTGAGTTCAGGCCACAGTGCCCGAGGTAGTGGTACAAGTACCACGCGAATTGCTGCGCCTGTTCAAGCGTGCTCGGCAGGATATCGAACGGCCCACGCGACATGTAGAAATTCGATGCGCCGAACCCCGGCGAGAATGGATAGCCGATGCAGGACGCATTGCTTGCCTGACACGTCCCGTTCCGATAAACCGGAATACCGGCTCGCGCGGCCCACAATTCCGGCTGCAACATCTTTTGCCGGGTCGGATCGATCGCGGCCGCGGGCGGCTGAATCGGCGCATAGCGATCGCCGATACTGGCGGGCAGCGCATCCACGTCGAGCGACACTTGATCGCCGCTCCACAGGAATTTCGCATCGCCCAACTGTAGAGCCGAGCCCACGGCAAGAATGCCCATGCCCGCCAGAATCGTCAGCCAGACCGGCGCGCCCGCGAATGCGAGCGCCGCAGCGGCCCCGGTTCCGACGACGTTCAACATGGTCGACGCCTTGCCCATACCCGCCAGCGTCGCCGCAATGCGGGGATCGGATGCGGCGATGCCGCGCGCGACGGCAAGACGCGTCAGGATGGCGGCCTGAGCGCGATTGATCACGAAGGTCTCGAGCGGCGCGAGCGCGGCCTGTGCATGCGCCTGCTGATTACACACCATCGCGAACGCCGCGAACAGCGCCAGCCAGACGCCGAGAATTCTCTTGCGCATGCTCATCCCATCAGAATCAGCGCGGCGCCGCCGATCGTGCCGACCGTCACGCAGAACTCGACGCAATACCAAAGCATGACTAGCTCTCCGAAGCAGATTCGAGAAAGCGACGCAACGCACGCAGCCCGTACGCGATCGCAAAGACAAGCAGCATGGCCGCCCCCACTTTCAGGCCCGCAGCGGCCCCGCCGTGCATCGGCACGTCATCCGCCGCACCGCCGTTCACGAGCGTCAGATGTACGACCTGTTGCACGCCCATCGAGCCATCGGACAACGCGCAGGGCGTTTGCCCCGTGCCCGCCGGCGCACTGGCCGCGCTGCCGCACACGATCACGTCGACTCCTTGCGCCGCGCGTGCGCCGAATGCGACACCAACAAGCGAAGCAACCACCCACCGTTTCATTGGCTTCCACCCAAGAAAAAGCCCCCGGTACGCGCGCACATACCAGGGGCTCGTGAGTTCACGCGATCAGCGACCGAGGAAGCTCTTCACCGCGCGATAGCCGAACATCGCAGCCGACACCGCGAGCACCGCACCGCCGACGAGCGCGATATTCGGACCGATACCGGTAATCGAGCTCACGACCGGGCCGACGTCCATCGCCACGACCGGCACGTCCGCCGCGAACGCACCCATGCTTGCCGTAGCGAGCGCCGCAACTGCAACCAGCTTCTTCATTTGATTTTTCCTCTCAGGTTCAGGCCCGGTAGTAAGAGAACCGCCCGTGTGGGCCAGCTTCGAGCGATCCGGTTTCCTTCTCGGATTACGACGAAGCAGCCGCGGCCTTAGCGGTCGGCCGACCAAACGGCGCAAGCGACACGATGCGAGGTTCGAGCTTGCCTTCCATCGACTGCTGAAGCGCGAACTCGGCGAGATAGTCGCCCGGTACGGAATCCTTCAGGGCAGCCGGCAAATTGATCGTGCCGACGAGGATTTGCTTACCCTCGCTGTTCTCTTGCTCGAGCACGCATTGCGCCGTGTGAATCTCCCACGGCTGGCCGGTGCGCTTCGAGATGCCGCCGCGCTGGATCACTTGGAGAATGGTCAACTTTTGCTTGCTCATGAAGACTCCTTGTTAGGACTACTATACGTAATGATTAGAGCCGCTCCAGCTCCAGCTACATGCGCGACGTACGCGCGAATCGAAAAAGGTGGACGCTGGGTCAGCCGTCCACAAAGCGCCGCGCTATCCGAGGGTGAGAAAAGTGCGCGACGCACGGGGAACTGCAATTCTTCAGAACCGCTTCTCTTCGGTGTTACGCATGCAGCCAGTCGAACGCATGGATGCGATGCTCCGGCGCCACGCAACCCCCGCTCATTGGCCGCTGAATAGTGATCGCGATGCGGCTATGGTGATCACTCGTTGGCGATATGCCAGCGTTACCAATCGGTCGAATTTCAGGTCTTTCATCTTCTACCCCGCTACTTGTGGTTGATTGATATAGCCCCGCGCTCAATAGGCGATCGGTGTGGTAAAAAATCGCCGCATACGATTACAACAACACCGGGCCAAAATGAACTCCGAACAACTCGCCTACGACGTACTCAGCCGCATTACGCTGACTTGGGCAACACTAACGATCGAGGCCCGACTCCTGATCGCCATTGCACTTGTTACGGTCTTCGTTGCCTTTCGATCGAATCGCCGACGCGCGCAACTACGTAGGCAAAAAGAACTCGATCCGCTCAAGCGAGCGATCTACAACCCCAAGCAGTTCCGCCGCCCCGTTGACTCATAAACGGGGCCAGATTCTTCCTTTCCCCATAGCCTGCTAGACTTCCGATAACGCCACGGAAATGGCGTTTTCTCCACAATTCAATGATATGGAGAAAACGCCACACACGTCAAGGGAAAAGTATGGATATCGCTGAACTGCTGGATGCCGCCAAGCGCAAGCAAGGCTCGAATGCGGCCGTAGCGGAAAAGCTGGGGTACCACTACACCAAGCTGTCGCACTGGCGCTCGGGCCGCTACAAGCCCGATGCAACCGAAATCATGATACTGGCCGAAATGGCCGGCTTGCCCGCGTTCGAAACGCTTGCGCAGATCGAGAGCCAGCTCGACACGGAGCGTGCGTCAGTATGGCAACGTGCTTTAGGGAATCTGCGAGCGGCGGGCGTAGCGGCGACTGTGGTGCTTGGCGCTACCGCCGTGGTGAGCTTGACCTCGAAGCCGGCTGATGCGGCTGAGAAAGCCCAAGAAAACAAAGACTTGGCGCGCCCGGCTGGGATCGAACCAGCAACCCCTG